AAACTCAAAGCCTCCCATGTGTCTGAAGAGATGGCAGAGACCATCAAGACACAACTCAATAAGGCGATTCAGAGAGACGAGAGCGGCCACATCACGCATCTTGATATGGATGGGTGGCTGAAGGAAAGCCCGGAGAGCTACTTCAAATTTGTAGGAATGGGACAGGCGCAGGCAGAACGTGCGATTGTCTCAGGAACCAAGCAGGGCAACAAGAGCTTCTTCAAAAATCTTAATTGGGGAACACGAATGTTATTCCAGTTCAAAGACTACAATCTGCGGGCCATTAATGCGCAGACCCTGCGTGCTATGACCGCTGGAGAACTGGATGACATGATCGCCTTCGGGATGTCGATTGCCACCAATCTGGGTGCATACATGCTCCGTGCAGGGGCTGTCTATGCAGCAATGAAGGCAACAGGCATGGATGAGAAAGCTGAAGAATACTATAAGCGTATGTTTGACAGCGGGGTGCTTATGCGTCTTGCCGCAACGCGATCAGCCTTCACATCTCCGCTCTCCTTCGTAAATGATGCCTATGAGGCAATGACCGGAGACACAACCATCCGTACGACCGTCAGCCGCTCGGGCTCCCGAAAGAAGGAGAGGACGGATGCAGACATTGCCGGAGATTTTGTGTCTCAGCTTCCTGCCGTCAAAGAAGCATTCGGGATTCCCCTCAGTGCTCTCTATGGCGGTTACCATATGATCGAGGGAGATGCAGCAAAGCGTGATCTGCGGGCCCTTTACAATCTCCTGCCTATCCCGCGCTTCATCCCCTTCATGACCTACATCGATCATGTCATCGGGAGCAGTGACTATCCCGACAAGAGACCTAAGAAATAAGGAGACAACATGCAAAATAAAGCAACCGTATTCTATAAAGGAGGGAAGGAGACATATACCTTCCCTTTTCCTTATCTCAGCAAACAATTTGTCAAAGTTCGCTACGACCAGGGTAACACCTCCACACCTCTTATGTATAACAAGGATTATACTGTTGAGGGGCAGACCATTAAACTAACCACAGCAGGAAGCGCGCAGGCTACCATCTGCATCTATCGGCAGACACCAACCGGCAGCCTTGTGGACTTCAATGACGGCAGCATCTTGCTCGCCTCCGAGCTCGACAAAATGAGCGTGCAGCTCCTGCATGTCGCCGAGGAGAACAACGATGCCATCTTCTTGAGCGGTATGTTTACCGATGATGGTGCATGGCAGGCAGGCGGCAAACGTATCAAGAACGTAGCAGCGCCATCGGCGCCTTCGGATGCTGTGAATCTTGAATATCTCGACGGCGTCGGTGTAGTCCGTGCTGATGAACTGCGGCGTATTGAGAAGAATATTTCAGTTATAGCAGAGGATGTTGAGCGTGATCGAAACATCACGGCGGTCAACTCAAACGGTGCTGCAATAAGTGAGCAGAATGCAAAGCAGAGCGAAGTGAACGCAAAGACCTCCGAAACACTCGTGAGGGGCATGCAGCATGCAGCCGCTCAGTACACCGATACAACGCGTCAGCTCTCAGAGGAAGCTAGGGATTTCAGAGATGCAGCAGAGAGCGCCGCAGACACTGCGAAGCAGAACGCTCTGGCAGCAAACACGAGCGCAAACAGTGCCAGTACATCGGCGGCAGCAGCCGCTGAGAGTGCTAAGAAGGCTGCCGCTTCAGCGGGGTTGGATGGTCTTGTCAAAACCGAGAACATTGCAGATGGAGCGGTCACATTCCAGAAGCTGAATCCAATGACAACAACAGCCCTCGAACTTGCCCCTATAAAGAGGATGCGTACTACAATGAATACAAACCCCATAGATTTAGAATTTCCTCTTGCAGGGAACTCAAAAGTTCAGGTAGGGAACAAACCTGCCTATTTTGATAAGATAAAGGTAAATACGGCTGATGCCCTTCCTCCCGCCGGACTGTCACAGGCAAATGTCTACCTTATAGAAGTTCTTAGTAAGGGGATAGGGAGTTACACAATCCCACTTTATTATACCTTTTCTGCACGGGTTTTTAACGCCCTTTGCTACCTCAAAGGTTCCATTGTTATTTTTGATGGAACGGCTTCATCACTGCTTACGTTTGCAAGGGATGGTTCTGAATATGTACAGTTGACGCTGCATACTACGGGACAACAACATTTAATCCAACGGATTTTAGGAATCACTTTTTAAGGAGGACAACTACCATACTACACTATATTCAAAACCTCTGGTCTACCACAGAACTGACATTAGGTGCCATCTTCGGCATCTGCTTCACCTGCTTTGACAAAGCTGTCGGCGGTATTGACGCCTCCATTGAGGCCCTCGCCGTTCTGATGTGTCTTGATGTCATCACGGGCGTAGCCGTCGGACTGAAGCAGCACCGCCTGAGTTCTGCGATCGGTTCCAGAGGGCTCTTTAAAAAAGCAGGCATCTTTGTCTGTATTCTGATTGGCTTCCTCCTTGACACCGCTATGAGCCTCGATCTCTTCAGGGATATGGTGATTGCAGGCTTTGCCCTGATCGAAGGACTGAGCCTTGTGGAGAACATTGACCGTCTGGGCTATGGATATATCATCCCTGCGTTCCTGCGGACAAAGCTTAAACAGATAGCAGACGAAAAGAATATCATCGAGAAAGGAGACAACAAAAATGAAACGAGGAATTGATGTTTCCGAAAATAATGGGTGGGTCAACTGGGATGCTGTGAAGGCGGCCGGATATGACTTTGCCGTCATCAGGTGTACCTACGGGCGTACCGGCATCGATGAGATGTTCCGACGTAACGTCCATGAGGCGCACCGCGTCGGGCTCCTTGTCGGCGCTTACCACTACGGCTATGGCCTGAACGAATGGCAGGTCCGTGAGGAGGCACGTCACTGCCGCCGCATCATTGACGAGGCCGGCGTCCTTCTGGAACTTCCCGTGTTCTATGACATGGAGGATGCAGACCAGTACAAGGCACGCAGGGGCTTCGCCTTTGACCCCGCAGAGATGACCGCCATGTGCAAAGCCTTCATTGACACCCTCGGCCTGAACTGCGGTATCTACGCAAGCTACCACTGGCTTACCAATTATATTGATTGGAGGAGCCTTGGATGCGCTGTGTGGAATGCTGAGTGGGGCAGCACCGATGACATCAAGGGCTACATGTGGCAGTACACCGACAGTGCACAGATTGGAGGAAAGAGTTTTGATGCAAACATCCTTTATACGTAAGGGATGGAGCAAGATCAAGAAGGGCCGCCTGCGGGCGGTTCTTTTTGTTTGTCTTGCCATCCTTGCCGTTGTGCTTTGTGTCTACGGGTGCAAAAGCACGCAGAAAGACAACCAGATCGAAAACACCGTTATCATGACACCCGAAGAGGCGACGAATGAGAACGTCCTTCGGAACGAACTCAAGATCAACAAACCGAATGCCCATGTGGCAGCAGAGATGATTTCGGATGCACAAAGGGGCCTGAGACGCCCTCAGACCATCTACAACGAGTTTTCTGGGGCAGGGGGCAGTGTTGCCCATACCGTGAAAGAAAAACTCGATAGGAACGACCCTACGCTCCCTCCTGAAGCCCTCGCAAAGACAGACAAAACCGTCGTTGCTGAGCAGCCGGAGAACAAAGAAGTTCCTGTCGGCATCTATAAGATCAACACCTATCGCAACTGGGAACTGGGTGCCGGTATGGGCGTCCATGACGGCAAAGCATACATCCCCATCAGCTTTCAGCGCAACTATAAGAAAGACCGCTCTGTTGTCTTAGAACTGCATTATGATCTGAAAGACAACAAGATCAATGGAGGGGAAGTACAGTGGAAGGCTCATTTTTGAGCCTAGTAGAAAAGGAGACAAACAACATGGCAGGAATCAAACTCCCGCAGGAGATCATAGATGCCCTTGCACAGCAGGAGGCAAATGCGCTCATTGAAGGACTGAATGACCCCGATATGCGCAAGAACCCTGCTTTCCTTGCAAAGGTACGACAGTTCCTCAAAGACAACGACTTTATAACGACCACCGAGACCGAGGGCGTCGAGACCATTGTCCGCGACATGCAGAACATTCCTGATCTGGTGAATGGTGCAGAGGTCGTCCATTGAACTGGTCTGAAGCTGATATAGAAAAGGCCCGGAAACACTTCTGGGCTTTTGTCTATATCGTATGGAAAAGTATTGGTCTCCCGAATCCCACACCGATTCAGGTGGACATAGCACAGTATCTTCAGAATCCCCCGAGCGACCGCGTTATCATCCAAGGATTCCGTGGCGTCGCCAAGAGCTTCCTGACGTGTGCCTATGCTGTGTGGCGTTTGTGGCAGGACAGGGATTTAAAAGTCCTCATCATCTCAGCATCCAGAGACCGTGCTGATGACAATGCACGCTTCATCAAGAGTATCATTCGCACATTGCCTTTCCTCGCTGACATGAAAGCGGATAAGACACAACTAGACACACAGAACATCTTCAACGTCGGAGGCGCACAGGCAGACATCTCGCCAAGCGTTAAATCCGTCGGTATCACAGGACAGATCACAGGTACACGCGCCGATCTTCTAATTTCCGATGATGTCGAGGTTCCGAAGAACTCCGGTACACAGCTCCAACGAGACAAACTCTCTGAGGCAGTCAAGGAGTATGATGCCATTTTGAAGCCTGGCGGGCAGATCATCTACCTCGGCACCCCACAGAATGAGGCCAGTCTCTATAATGTTTTACAGCGCAGAGGGTACAGTACGCGCATCTGGCCCGTCCTTTATCCGGAGAACGAGGCAGAACTTGAATCTTATGGTGATAGCCTTGCCCCATTTATTGCAGACAAATACCGCAGTGACCCAGACAAATACAAAGGAACCTCCACGGACCCGCAGCGCTTTGATGACATCGAGATTGAGAAGCGCCGCTTGTCTTATGGCCGCGCAGGTTTTGCCCTGCAATTCCTGCTCAACACCAATCTCAGCGACTTTGAGAAATATCCGCTCAAAGTCTCCGATCTCATCATTGACAGCCTTGACCCACATGAGACATCTATTAAATGGTCGTGGGCGAACGGGCCTCAGCAAAGGCTGCAGGACATCCCCTGCGTCGCTATGAAGGGCGACATGTACTATGCACCGCTCAGTAGATCACCGGAGACACAGCCCTACACAGGAACCGTCATGGCGATCGACCCGGCAGGGCGGGGGAGTGATGAGAGCGCCTATGCCGTCATGAAGGCCCTTAATGGCTATCTCTTCTTGATGGAAGTTGGAGGCTTCACAGAGGGATATAGTGATTTGACACTCACACAGATGGCACAGCTTGCAAAATTCTGGGAGGTCAATGAGATCATCGTAGAGGCCAACTTCGGTGACGGTATGTTCACCAAGATCATGACACCAATCTTTACCAAGATTCACCCCTGCACCATCACCGAAGTCAAGCATACCAAACAGAAGGAGCTGCGGATCATTGACACCCTCGAACCTATCCTCATGCGGCATAAACTGATTGTCAACCAGAGTGTCATCGAGAGCGATTACCGCCGCTATGAGAGCGGGCAGGCTTATTCCCTGATCTATCAGATGACACGCATCTGCCGGGATAAGAATGCCATTGCCCACGATGACCGTCTGGATGCCGTCACAATGGCAGCAGCTTATTGGCTGAGTGTCATGGACACCGATGGAGACAACAAAGAGGAGGAAGGAGCTCGGAGCTTTGAAGATATGGGTCTGGGAGGGGTTGT